GGCGAACCCTGTGCCAGGTGTTTATTACCTGCGGCACGTTGGCTTCCTGGGGGCGCAACCGCCTGCCGTGAAAGGCCTCAAGCCGGTTGAGTTCGCCGAGGCCGAGCCTGGCGTCGTCGAGTTCGGTGAGTGGGACGATCAAGTCAATGCCGGAATGTGGCGGGCTCTTCGCGACTGGTTCATCGGCAAGTTCGGCCAGGACGAAGCCGACAAGGCCATTCCCGGCTGGGATGTCGCCACCCTTGAGCGTGAGGCCAACAAACCCTCCGCAGACGATTCCATTACCCCTTTGCCGGCTTCGTTTGCTGAGCCTGCCCAAACCCTACCCACGGAGACCGTCATGACGGAACAAGAGAAGCAGGAGCTGCTGAACCGCAACGCCGAACTGGAGCGTCAACTCGCCACTCATCTGCAGGCGCAGCGACACGCCGAGTACAGCGAGTTCCTCGGTGGCCTGATCACTCAGGGCAAGCTGCTCCCCGCTGAGAAGCCGGGCCTGCTCGCTTTCATGCAGGTCTTGCCTGCGGCCGACGTGGTCGAGTTCGGCGAGGGCGACGGCAAGGTCAGCCAGCCCAGCCTCGACTACCTCAAATCCTTCCTGGGGGCGCTCCCCAAGCGTGTCGATTTCAGCGAGCGAGCGACCGACGAGCTGCCTGGCGAAAGCACCGACCCGCGAGTCCTGGCCGACAAGGCAACTGCGCTGCAGACCGAGCTCAAGACCAAGGGTGTCGACATCTCGTATGCCGAAGCCGTGCAGCGGGCCAGTAGCGGCACTCAGGCCTAAGTAGCAGGCATTTCAACGTCTTTCCAACCAGGAGCAAGTCATGAGCAATCCCTCTCTGATCAAGAACATGACGGCGGGCGCGGCTATCAGCCCCTATCGCATCGTCAAGCTGTCGGCCGCTGATGTCGTCATCCCAGCAGCCGCAGCATCCGACCCGTTGCTCGGCGTCACTACCGATGTTGGTCCGGCCTCTGGCGAGCGTTGTGACGTCATCGTCGAGGGGATCGCCTACATCGAGGCCGGCGCTGCAATTCCGCTGACCGCAATGATCACGTCCGATGCCACCGGGCGCGGGATCGCCGCTGCGCCAGCGGCCGGCGCCAACGCCCGAGTCATTGGCGTTCCGCTGGAGACGGCCAGCGCGGCCGGCGACCTCATTCGCGTGCTGCTTTCGCCCAGCGTGATGCAGGGCTAACCGCGAGCTTTCCGCTTTTCGCTTTCAACTAGGAGCCCTGCATGTCCACTACCGCTTTTCCGGTGAACCCCGAACTCAGCGCCATTGCCATTGGCTACAAAAACCGTGACGTCGATCTGATTGCCGATCAGGTGCTGCCGCGTGTCTACAAGGGCGCCAAGAAGTTCGCCTACACCAAGTACTCCGTGGCGGATGCCTACACCGTACCGTCTACCCGCGTTGGCCGTAAGTCCGAACCGACCATGGTTGATTTCGGCGGCACCCTGGTCAACGACGAGTGCGTTGACTGGGGCCTGGATGACCTCGTACCGAACGACGAGATCGAGGCATGGAGCGCCATGCCCAAGCCGTCTGTTGGCGGCCCGGCCAGTCCTTTGGCCAAGAGCACCAGTCTTCTCACTGGACTGATCCAACTCGACCGCGAGATCCGCGTCGCCCAGCTGGTGTTCAACGCCGCTACCTATCTCGCCGGCAACCAGGCCACGCTTTCCGGTACCAGCCAGTGGAGCGACTTCGCGAACAGCAATCCGCTGGACGCACTGCTGGCCGCCCTGGATGTGCCGATCTTCCGCCCCAATACCGTTGTCCTCGGAGCCCAGGCCTGGACCAAGCTGCGCCAGCATCCGCGCCTGATTCAGGCCGCAAATACCTCGGCGCAAACCGGTGGTGCCATCACTCGCCAACAGCTCGCTGACCTGCTTGAGGTGAAGGACGTGCTGGTCGGTGCCAGCTTCGTCAACAACGCCCGCAAAGGCCAAGCACCGAGCATGAGCCGGGTCTGGGGGAAGCACTGCTCCCTGCTCTACGTGAGCAAGGACATGGCGGATGCCGACCAGCCTACCTTCGGCCTCACGGCCCAATTCGGCGAGCGCATCGCGGGCAGCATTCCCGAGCCAAAGGCGGGTCTCCGCGGCGGCGAGCGGGTCCGTTCCGGCGAGTCGGTCAAGGAAGTCATTGCAGCTCCTGACGTTGGGTACTTCTTCCAAAACGCGGTCGCTTGACCGGCGCGATCCCCAGTCTGTTGCTTGAAACCGGTCGGCCTCTCGCCGGCCGGTTTTTGGAAGCCGACTGACCCAACCACCAGGAGAACGATATGCCCGCACCCAAAACCGCTGCTTCCAAGACCACCACCACCGGCAAGGACCTCGTGAGCGTTACCGCTCTGGCCCCGGTGGACTACGACGGCGAGCGCCAGGAGATCGGTGATGTGTTTGACGTCCGGGAGCGCGACCTCGACCAGTTGCTGGACGTCAAGGCCGTCAAGGTCAACGAGGCCGCTGCTGAAGACAAGGCTGCCGCCTAAGTCATGACCTACGCCACGCAACAGGATCTGATTGACCGGCACGGGGCGGATGAGCTGCTTCAGCTCAGTGACCGCACCGGCACCGGCTTGATCGACACGGTAGTCGTTGCCCGTGCCTTGGCTGACGCCGACGCCGAGATCAACGGCTACCTGGCTGGGAAGTACACCCTGCCACTAGCAGATGCTCCCGAGATCCTGGTGCGCCTGGCATGCGATATCGCCCGCTATCACCTCTACGACGGCCGGCAGAGCGATGGCGTCCGTCAGCGCTATGACGACTCGGTCAAGCTGCTCAAGAGCATGTCGCGAGGGGAAGTGTCGCTCGGGGTCGCTGTTGGCGAGGTACCGCCCAGTACATCTGCCGGCGTCCAGTTCGTCACATCGGGCCGCGTGTTCAACCGCGGCAATCTGGCGGACTACTGACATGCAGCCTCAAACCGTCATCGACCGGCTCAAGCAGCAGGTTCCTACCCTCAAGCATGTAGCAGGCACCAGCGACTTCGCCCAAGCCGAGAAGCTCCTGCGCAATCAGATTCCGTCGGCGTTCGTCATCCCGCTGGCGGAGAGAGGCTCCCCCAACAGCGTCGCGGTCGGCGCGGTGAGCCAGATAATCACCGTCGAGTTTGGCGTGATCCTCGCAGTGAGCAATCTGCGTGATCCCGGCGGGCAGAAGGCAATGCAAGACCTGTATTCCCTGCGCGAGTCCGTCATCCGCGCTCTGGTCGGTTGGAGTCCACCCGATGCCTTCGACCTCGTCGAGTTCTCGTCAGGCCGCCTACTGGATATGAGTGAGCAGGTGCTGTGGTGGCAGGACGACTTTCAAACCAGCATCAACCGAAGGAGTGCCTGATGGAACAAATCAACCAGTCGACCCCCGACAGGGGCGGCAGCTATCTCGTGCAGGGCGACGGCTCCCTGGAGCGTATCGAGTTCACCGAGGAAGCGCCGCATCCGTCGGACGCCCAGGGGAACGACGGTGCACCAGTAGAGGGCGCTGCAGGCCAGGTCGATCAGGTCGTGGCGCCGAAAAACAAGTCGCAACGGAAGGAATAAGCAGCCATGCCGCTCAATAATCGAAAGCGCCTCATTCTCGCCAAGATCGAGACTACCTACGCTACCGACGCCGTGCCGGTACCGGCAACCGATGCCATCCTGGCCAAGGACATCAACTTCACGCCACTCGAGATGGACACCGAGTCGCGGGATCTGATCCGCGCCTACTTTGGCAACAGCGAGCAGCTGCCGGCAGCGATCCGGGGCACGCTGGAGGTGACCGTTGAGCTCAGCGGTTCTGGCGCGCTCGGCACTGCACCGTCCTGGGGGCGATTGCTGAGGGGCAGCGGGTTCGCTGAAGTTGTCACTGCCAGTACGAAGGTCGAGTACACGCCAGTGTCCGGCGGCTTCGAGTCGCTGAGCATCTACTTCAACCTGGACGGGACTCTGCACAAGCTGCTTGGTGCACGCGGCAGTGTCAGCTTCGCTCTCACCGCGAAGAAGATCCCGACGGCCAAGTTCAAGTTCACAGGCCTCTTCAGCCCCGTCACCGATGTCGCACCTGGTGCGGTTTCCTACTCCGCTTGGCTGCCGCCCGAGATCGTCAATACCGCCAACACCACCGGTCTGACCATTCATGGCTTCGCCGGCGCGGTGATGCAGGAGTTGACGCTGGACATGTCCGTTACGGTCACCCACCGCGTTCTTGTTGGTAGCGAATCGGTCCAGATCACTGATCGCAAGCCCACCGGCCAGCTCACGCTCGAGGCCGTCAGCGTCGCAACGAAGGATTGGTGGACGCTGGCCAAGAACGCCACGCTAGGGGCGATCTCGGTAACGCATGGTTCGGCCGCCGGCAAGAAGGTGAAGCTGGATATGCCAGCCGTCCAGCTGACGTCTCCCAACTACTCGGACATGGACAACATCGCAATGCTGCAGATGGGGCTGACCGTGAACCCGAGCAGCGGTGGTACGGGCAACGACGAGCTCAAGATCACCTGTCTCTAACGCAACCCATTACCTGAAGAGGGCCTAGCAATGTTTGTCATGAAAACCAGCAAGACCTTTACCCACACGGTCAAGGCTGAAATCCCGGAAGGCAACGGCAAGTTCACCCACATGAGCCTGGACGCGGAGTTCAAGCGTCTGCCCGAGCCTGAACTCGCTGAACTGACCCGTAAGGTCAACGCCGGTGAACTCAGCCCGCCGGACGTCGTGCGGGAGGTGATGGTGGGCTGGGCCAAGGTCAAGGACGAGGACGGCAACGAAATGACCTTCTCTGCAGAGGGCCTTGAGCAGCTGCTGACGATCTTCCCGATGCCGGCGACCATCACGCGCGCTTTCTTCGATGCCCACGGCAGGGCCAAGGCAAAAAACTGACGGACGCCGCCCAGTTCTGGGCGGCAAAGGTCAAGGGGGAGCCAGCCGAGTCGCTTGAAGACGACGAGGCGCTCTTCTCTGGAACACCAAGGGAGACGGCCGGCCAGTTCGAGGTCTTTGAGGATAACTGGTCGACCGCAGAGCTCTTCCTCCGTGTGCGTACCCAATGGCACTGCGCTGTTGGCATGACGGGCCTAGTAAGGATCGGGCTCGACTACTCCCGAGTTGAGTCCTTTCTCCGGATGGCTCGTGTTCGGAATCCCCAAGAAGTCCTGGAGGCGCTGCAGCAGATGGAGTGGGCGGCTCTTGAGGTCTTCAACAGCTAACGGCGGTACCGCCACCATTCAACACAGGAAGGCCGATGTCGTTTGACCTGGGACTTGCACTCCGGATCGCTGCGACCGTAACGGGTGCTCAGGCGATCAGCCAGCTAAGCCAGCAAGTAGCCGGCCTGCGGAACAACGCTACCCAGCCGATCCCCGACGCCACCCGGCCCCTAAAAGATGGGGCCGGCCAGGCCAGCATCAGCTTCGGTGACCTCGCCGGCAGTATGACGAAGGTGTTCAGCGTCGCCGCCGCAGCTACCGGCCTGGCAGCTGCCATCTATGGCGTCGCCAGCGCCGGCATGCACTTCAACGAAGTGATGGAGCAGGGCAAGTTCGGCATTGCGACGCTGATCACTGCCCAGGCAACCCTCACCGATGGCAACGGCAAGCAGCTGGCCGGTCAGCAGGCCCTGACTGCAGCCCTGCAGGTCTCCGAAGACCAGATGCACAAGCTGCGCATCGCTGGCCTGCAGACAGCGGCGACCTCCGAGCAGCTGGTTGATGCGTTCCAGCAGGCGGTTGGAGCCGGCCTTTCTGCAGGTTTGAACCTCGACCAGATCCGTCGCGTCACTGTCGACATCACCCAGGCCGCCGGCACGCTTGGCGTGCCGATGAACCAGATCAGCCAGGAAGTCACCTCCATCCTGTCTGGCACCATCGATATCAACTCGAAGGTTGCCAAGTCGCTGCAGATCACGAATGAGGACGTAAAGGCCTGGAAGGAGAAAGGCGTCCTCGCGGAGAAGCTGCAGGAGAAGATGCAGGCTTTCAACGTGGCCGGTGAGCAATACGCCGGCACCTGGACGGCCGTGAAGTCGAACATGGAGGAGGCTTTCTCCCTCTTTGCTGGCGACGTGACGTCAGGCATGTTCGACCGCTTGAAGCAGTCGGGCCAGGCCGCCCTGGCTGGCATGTTCGATGTCAACAATGCCTCGCTGTCCAGTGAGGTCCAGGGTCTATCGAACTTCCTGCAGGAGGTCTTCAACGCGCTTGGTGATGGCATCGCCGTCGTATTCGAGGATGGCATCAGCGCGGTCAAGGACTTCTCCGCCTGGCTGGATGAGAACAAGGACCAGGTCGACGACATCATCGCCATGGCCAAGATCCTCGCCGGCCAGATCTGGGACGTTGCCAAGGTCGCTGGCCAGGTCGTCGCATTCGTGGCGGATTGGGCTGTCCAGAGTGGCCTGGTCGACGCCGCCTGTCGAGGCATCCAACTCCTGATCGCCGGCCTGCAGGATGGCATCCGATTCCTGAGTGCCGGCTTCGCCACAATCGGCGGCTATATCCTCGACTACATGGCAGCACCGCTTGGCCAGGTATTCGAGCTGCTCGGGCGGGGGCTGAACCTGGTCAGCGACGGTCTTGGCGATGCACTGCTTGGCATGGAGGAGAAGATCAAAGCCTCGGCCGAGGCGGCGCACAACTACAGCGCCCAGACCATGCAGGACTTTGCGGACGGGAAGACGAAGCTCGCCGCGCTCACCGACCAGTGGGAAAACCAGGGGCAAACGACCGACAAGGTCAAGACCAAGACAGCCGAGTTCCGCGACGTCGCCGTGGTGGCGCATGAAAGCCACGCCGAGGCAGCGAAGAAGGCCGCCAAGGAGCTGGAGAAGCAACAGGAGAAGTACAAGGATCTCATCAAGACTATTGATGAGAAGACCGCGCTGACAACGGCAGAGGCCAACTCGCAGGCCAAGCTGACCGATGGGCAGAAGCTCGCGTCCAAGGTTATGAGCGACCTCAGCTCCGGGGTGCTCAAGTTCACGACTGCACAGAAGGTCGAACTGACCCAGCGGCTGGAAGGGCTGATCAGCCTTGAGCAGGAGCGGGATATGCGGGAAGCGGTGGAAAAGGCCACCGACAAGTACCGCGAGACCCTGGAGGCAGCGACAAGGGCAAAAGAAGCCGAGGTCGAGAAAGCCCAGGACGAATACGACAGTCTGGGTCTCTCGAAGCGCGCGATAGCAGAGAACACCCTGGCCCGGATGGAGCTGACAGCCGCCATCCTGCAGAACGAGCTCCGGGTGCGCTCCAAGGGCGGCGCCGACAGCGAGGAGCTGCAGGCCCTGCTCAAGCAGATCGATGCTCAAAAAGAGCTGATCGAATGGATGGGCAAGACCGAGGTCCGTGAAAAGCAGCTTCAAACGGCCAAGGATGCCGCGGAGGAGTGGAAGAAGACAGCGGACCAGATCAACCAGTCGCTGACCGATGCCCTCATGCGTGGCTTCGAGAGTGGCAAGGGCTTCGGTGAGAACCTCCGCGACACCCTGGTCAATATGTTCAAGACCATGGTTCTGCGCCCGGTCATCTCGGCAACCGTCCAGGGTGCGCTAGGCCTCGGCCAGGGCAACGCATTGACCGGCAGCGGCGGTGGGCTGGGCGGCCTGATGAACATGGCCCAGAACATCTACAGCATGTGGTCGTCTGGCGGCCTGAGCGCCGGCAGCTTGTCGGCCGGCTGGATGCAGGACATCGCCTCGAGCGGGTTTGGTCAGTCCATGGGCTGGGCGAATGAGGCCGGTCAGCTGACCCAAGGCTCGGCCGACTTCATCATGAATGCCTCCGACTTTGCCCAAACGGCGACGAACTTCGTGTCCTGGGCGACCGTGGCAGTCGACGTCTTTAAGGCCTTCCAGACTGGTGACGGCTGGGGCAAGGCGGTCGGTGCAGCCGTTGGCACCTATATCCTGCCTGGCATTGGAACCATGATCGGATCTGTGCTCGGCGGCGTGGTCGATAGCTGGTTTGGCGGCGGCGGTGACAAGCAGGGCGGCTCGGCCTGGGCAGGTGGTGGGGCGATCTTTGGCTCCGGTAACACGGAACACCAGGCCGACACCACCATGGCCAACATGGTCAGCGGCCTGCAGACCAGCCTAGACGGGATGATCACCAAGCTGGGCGGTAAGCTCGGGGTCAAGGTCGGCCTGGGCTACTCGGCAGACCCTGCCGGCGACGCCAAGACCATCGTGGTCTCTGGGCTGAAGGACGCCAACGGCAACATCATCTCCCAGCATGGCCACGAGGACGTGGGCCGAAGCGAAGACGAGCTGAAAGCTGCGCTCGATCTGGAATCCAAGCGCGTGATCCTGGAGGGGCTGAAGGCATCCAGCCTGCCTGAAGAGTTCGCCAAGGCGCTGTCGGGCATCGACGTGACCACGGCGACCAAGGAGCAGGCAGACGCGGCGTTGGCGGCGATCAACAACATCCTGTCGGTCAAGGTCGCCTTTGAGGGCTTCGCGCAGATATTTCCGCGTCTGGGCGATCTCTCATACGACGCCAAATCCAAGCTGACCGGCTTTGCTGGTGGCCTGGAGGCGCTCTCCAGCAAGCTGAGCTTCTACTACGACAACTTCTACAGCACCGGAGAGAAGAACCAGCATGTGCTCGAGCAGCTGGACGCTCGCTTCGCAGCTATGGGCCTGCAGGTTGAGCTGTCCACACAGGGCTTCCGTGGTTTGATGGACTCCATCAACCCCGAGCTTGATCCGGCCAAGTATGCGGCGCTCCTCGAGCTCGCACCCATGTTCAAGCAACTGATTGATGGCATGGGCGATAGCGCCAAGGGTGTCACCGTTGGTAGCGGTAAGTCCCTGGAGGGTGATCCAACGGCCGGCACTGTGAAGGACGGCGCTGCAGAGTGGTGGAACCAGTACGGTGCCAAGGTCGACCAGCAGACCAACCAGGCACAACAGACGACGGACGCAATCAAGGACCTGGACAAGACCACCGCCAGCGGTACCGATGCGATCAAAGCCGCCGTCGAGGAAGGCAGCAAAACGATTGCCGAGACCGTCGGCGCCGCCGTCGACCGCGTAAGCGAGCTGGGGGCCGAGCAGGCCAAGGCGCTGGTTCAGGCAGTGGATGCCCTGACGCGGCGCACTGAGGGCGCTATCGAGTCAACCTCGCTGGGGAGGCGCTGATGGCGATCTCTGATCAGCAATACCTCGACTGGCTGTCGCGCGACGGCGAGCCCCGGTGCGTGCTCTTTGAAGCCGATGTGATGAGCGGCGGCGCCGTGGTCACCAGGTATGGCAGCAACTATAGCTACGAGACCAAGCCCACCGACACGCCAGCCAACCAGGCCTACGACGAGATCCTGGTCTCGGTACCGCGCTTCAAGGGCCGGATCGACGAAGCGCTGGGTGGCAATACCCGAGTCAGCTACGGCGAGGCCGAGGTGGACAACTCGTCCGGCATCCGGGACGCCTGGCTGCTCGATGCCTGGGATGGTCGACCGGTCAGGCTCTACCTCGGTTCTCCGGCCTGGGCCAAGTCGGACTTCCGGCTGATTCTCAATGGCGTTGCCGACGACATCGTCGCAAAGTCGGCGAATTCGCTGACCATCAAACTCAACGACCGCCAGCAGCTGCTCAACGGGCCGATCCAGACAAAGCTGATCGCCGCCGGCACCGCCAACGCACAGAAGCCGGTACCGCTTTGCTACGGCGAGTATTACAACTTCGAGCCGTCGCTGGTTGACGCAGCTACTCGCAAGTACCAGGTACACGATGGCCAGGTGGAAGCGATCACGACGGTATACGACGCCGGCAAGTCCATCGCCTTCACACCCGACCTGACTACGGGCACATTCACCCTGGCTGCCAACCCGGCTGGTCGGGTCACCGTAGATGGCAAGGGCTGCAAACTTGGCGGGGCATATGTCAGCAAGGTCGCTGACATTGTTCAGCGCATCGTCACGACCCGAAGCAGCCTTACCGTCGCCGACCTCGACGCGGCCAGCTTCTCCGCGCTCAACACTCTTTGCCCACAGACTGTGGGCATCTGTATCGGCGAGCGTCGCAACACCCTGGACGTCCTGGACGAGCTGCTCAAGTCAATTGGTGGGTTCTACGGCTTCAGCCGGGCCGGCAGGCTGAAGGTAGCCCGCTTCGATGCTCCTGCGGGCTCTCCAGTACTGGATCTCACGGCCGACGATATCGAGCTCAACGGTCTGGACCTCCGGGCCCGCATCCTTCCGGTCGCAACTGTTCGGCTGGGCTACAAGCGCAACTGGACCCAGCAAACCGACGGCCTGGACACCACGCTCACGCCGGCTCGCCGCGCGGAGCTGGGTGACAACTACCAGGTAGCCAGCGCCAGCAACGCCGGCATCGGTGCCACGTTCCTGACGCCGCTTTCCCCGGACGTGATCGGGACCGTTCTGGTCAGCCAGGCCGACGCCCAGGCCGAGGCGAACCGTCGGGCGGCACGGGATGGCCAGCTCCGCTTCCGATTCGTGGTGCGGTGCTTCACCGCACCTGGCTTGGTCGAGCTTGGCCAGGTCATTCGCCTAACTCACTGGCGCTACGGCTTCTCCGCTGGCCAGCTCGTCACGGTGGTCGATATCGACGAATCACCGACCTCGAACAGTCTCACCTTGGAGTTATGGAGATGAGGCTCATCACCATCAACGAAGCCGACTCGGCGGCGATCACTGCCGTGCCGGCGGCGGTGGCCACCATGCCGGCCACCTTCCTGCAGGAGCCTTCCCGAAAGCGGATGCGCTGCATGACCATCAGCAACCAGGTGCTCCAGCTCGTCTGGCCCAGTACCAGGATCTTCAGCGCTATGGCGTTGCTGCGCCACAACCTATCTGGTGCAGCTACCTGGCGTGTCCAGATCTGGGCGGATGCAGCCGCAACTACTCTCGTTTGGGACAGCGGCGCCGGGCCGGCATGCCCTGGTAAAGCGTTGGGCGACTTGTTCTGGGGTATCGATCCGCTGGGCTCATCGGTATTCACCGGCTGGGCCTATGCCTTTAGCGTCCTGTGGTTCACCCCGGTCGCCGGCCAGGCCATGACGATCACGCTTGATGACCCGACCAACAGCGATGGTTTCCTGGCGGCTTCTCGACTGTTCGCTGGCAACTACCTGGAGACTGCGGACGGCCCGTCGATGGGCATGAAGCTGAAGTGGTCCGAGGGTAGCAAGCAGCGTCGCAGCGACGGCGGCACGCTCCGTACTGACGCTACAGAGTCCTGGCGCGTTCTCAGCTTCTCGCTCGACTGGCTCTCGAAGTCCGACCGACCGAAGTTCCTGGAGGTCGGCCGACGCGTGGGCAAGCGCAAGGACATCTTCGTCAGTGTCTACCCCGGCGAGGGCGGCGCGCTCGAGCGTGACTACACCATGCAGGGCAAGTTCGTCAGCGACCTGGACATCACGCTGGCCAGCCCGATTCGATATGCATTACCGATCCAGATTGAGGAGGCCTAGCCATGGCTGATTGGAGCGATATCGCCTTCCAGGCGACCCAGGTTGACTACATCTTCCGCCTTGAAACATTGCGCACCCGCAGCCAGGCAGTCGCTACCGAGGTGGAGAACGCCCGGAATGGCGAGGCCAGCCTCGCTGCCAGGCTGGCTGTGATCAATGGCGTGGTGGCCAACAACTTCTCCGCGTCGGTCAAGACGGCCGGCCTCGGGGCAAACCTGCCTGCCAACGGCTACCGCCTCACCGGTGCCGGGAACGCGGTGAACCCCCAGGACTACGTCACGCTGGCAGACGCCCAGGCGTTACTCGTGGCTGGTGGCAGTGTCGGTGCGGTACCGATCACTGGCCTGGGCCTTGGGACAGCCCTCAAGGGGCAGTACTTCATGGTGGGCGCTGCCGGCAACGTCGCTGCGATTGATGGGCCGACAGCCGTCGCCTTTACCTACGACACCTCGCTCCGGCCACTTACCGTCACCGAGACACTACCTGGAGGCTCTCGCGTCAGCACCTACGCCTACCTGGCCAATGGCGCGGTCAACACCATCACCGTCGTTTTTGGTGGGCGGACTGTCACCCACACCCACAACTACAACACCGATGGCACGCTGGCCTCGGTCACCCTGAGCTAGGAGACACTCCGATGACTACCTTGAGCGCTATTGCTATTACCGCTGGCCAGGAAGCAGCCCGTCGGATTGCCCCCGTCGGCATGATCATTCAGTCGCTGTGGTCGCCGTTAGCCAGCGACGGCATTTGGAAGCCTCTGGACGGTGCGGCATACCCCAAGGCGAACTACGCCAAGCTGTTCCAGGCTATCGGGCAGATCTACACCTACACCGAGCCCGCCGTTGCCGGTTCCATTGTTGGCTCCGGTGGTGGCATCCAGTTCTTCGGGAAGGTGGGGGCTTACTGGTTCTTGGTATTTGGCTCCATCCTCGGGACCGCTCAGCCCGAGATCTGGTACGCAAACGACCCCACGGGGGCCTGGACCAAGGTCTCGCTTACCTCACCGGTTTTCGGCACAAGTGTTTCCATCCTGTGCGTCGACATCGTGTTCAACGGTGTTGAGTATCTTGCTGGCTTCGTAGGTACATTCAATAGCGCCGGCCAAGCTGTTGGTATGGCGCTTTACAAATCTACCAATGGCACTGTTTGGGCGACAGCAGGTGCGTCTTGGAGACTGACCACCGCCAATGCAGCAAACACCCTGACATCTGGTGTGCTGATCCCCTTTAGCGGCGGGGGCTATTTTTCGTGTGCCAACTCAAACGGCTCCCTGGCCGTGAAGTATACGAATGGAGGGACGTCAATTACCGATGCCCAAGGCGCCAATCAGACCCTTGGGACCTTCCTCGCATGTGATGCCAGTAACGTGTACTACCTGGCCTCCTCTGCACCCACTACGGTGGTGCGCAAAGCTTATGGTGCATCGGCGGAAACGCTGCTTTCGACCTCCGGCGTAGCGGGTAATTGGTTCCCTCTTGCCACAGCAGGCGCCTGGGCTTTGGTGTCTGCTCTAGACAGCACTACCAGCCAGATTCTTCTGACCACGGACTCCTTCGCCACGATCCAGGGGGTGTTGCTCCCAGACCTGCCTGGCTACAGCTACAACGGGCCCACACTGCCGGGTGCATCTTTGAGCATCTTGGATGTTTTCGACGACGCCGCGAACGGCCAGCTGCAGTTGCTGATTGGCTACCTGCAGGTGGGCTACGCACGCCTATATGTGGTCAATTTCAACAAGACAACCTATGCCACCTCGCTGCGTGGCTACTACCACGTCGCCATCGGCGCGGCGAACTCGACCATCTTCACGCTGGCCGATGGTGTGATCACTTGCTCGACGAGCCGCTCAACCTCCTACCGGCAAGTGGTCTTCTCCTTCAACCTCGATGCGACAAACTTTGTGGGCATCGGAGTGAAGAACCTGGCCTCCAGCGCCTATACGGCCTGTGTCTATACCCCTTCAGGAGCATGGCAGGGCCGCCCCTCTCCCTACAACCTCTTCTGCCGTGGACCGAACTATTTCGCTCCCCGCTATTACGCAGCGCTTGGTAAGACCCTAGGCATCAACAACAGCACCATCGGTATTAGGACGTACACACCCGACTACGACACCACAAACTACTTCCGCCTGCCGGTGATGGAGCCGACCTTGGCCGGTCCTTTCGGAAGCACTGGTCTGGTAAACGGCTACCCAACCCAGCTTTTGATCAAAACCACCATCTGAGGTCTTCGCCATGCTGATCTATGAAATCGACCCCTACGGTTACTGGACCGGCCGCGACCTCGAGGTCGACGACCTGGTGATTCCACCCGGCTATGTGAACGTCGAACTGCCAGCGGTACCGGCTGGAAAGTACGCACGATTCATGGGCGATCACTGGCTCATTACTGCCGAGGTACCACCACAGGGCCACGTGCATGTGGATACGCCGATCCAGGCCGACTACGGCCGTGTGATGACGCAGCTCGCTTTCAAGGCTCGCATTCCCAAGGCGAAGTGGAAGGCTGCAAAAGCTGCCGCGAAGGCCGGCAACCAGGACCTGGAAGACTTTTTCGAGGACTGGTCCTCCAGCAGCTACATCGACCAGCGCCGCGCGGCAATTGCGCTGGGCATGCTGATGCAGCCAGGCGTCGACGCGTCGTACCGACTCACCCTGGACGAGTTCAACTTTGCCATCCATGGCCCGGTGCGTTCCTACGAGCTGCCGACGTCCCTGCGCCTGGTGTATGGCTTCCCCGAAATTCCAACCGATGAGGAGCTTGCGGTATGAAACACCCTGTCTACCTGGCTGAGTACATTGCTGATGGCGAGATCGGCAACGCGGTTATCCGCTGGTGGACGGGCCGCACGGCTCCCGACGAGCGTGAGAGCCATTGCGAGTTCATTCACGATGGCTGGATGTACTCCAGCAGCATTCGAGACAAGGGCGTCCGTCGCAAACCCTGCTTGCTGCCATGGGAGATCGACTGGAAGAGCGAGGATGAGGCCCAGTCCGGGGAGGAGCTGATTGTGTTGGGTGAGGACACCTGGCGCATCACACATTGCCCATGGGCCAGCGGCCAGGCGCTTCTGGATCACTACCGCCGGACCAAGGGGCACCCGTATGGCTGGTTGGACCTGTTGGCCAGCCAGATCCTACGCCGGCCCAGCAAAGACACGCGTGGGGACTTCTGCAATGAGTGGCTGGCCATGTCCCAAGGCATCGTCAATCCGCGGGAGTACAACCCCGGCACTTTTGGCGACCTGTGCCGCGAATTCAATGACCGCTACTTGGACTGGAGCCAGCAGGCTGTTGCTGCCCACCTGGCTGGGCTGTTGCCTGCCGTACCTTGATGAAGAGGGGCGACTGGCCGAGGTGTTGGAGCACCCTGGCCAGCCACCCAACCTGCAGAGAGAGCTGCAAGTCGGGCCGAGACCCCTGCCGTGTGCACACAGCGGGCCGGAGCCTAAAGCATTTTTCCATTGTGCAAAAGGCTTGCATTCCATGAATCACAACGCATCCCCCATCGTTCCCTGGATGGGCGGCAAGCGCCGCC